CATCGTCGAAGCGCGGCGGTGGACGCATTCCGCCTTCGCCTGCCTTCGTGCGCGCCCAGTCCCGCACGCAACGCGCAGCGGAGGCGGCGTGAGCATCCTCGTCACCTCTCTCGTCTGGAAGTACAGCCGCGCCGAAGGCTCGACGCTGCTCACCGCGCTCGCCATCGCCGATTTCGCCGACGACGACGGGTGCGCCTTCCCCTCGGTTGCCACGCTCTCCTCCAAGGCCCGCGTCAGCGAGCGCACCACGCAGTACGCGCTGGAAACGCTGTGCGGGCTCGGCGAGTTGTGCATCGAGCGTGGCACCGGCCCGAAGGGCTGCAACACCTACTTCATCCGGGTGCAAAACCTGCGGGGTGCAAATTCTGCGGGGGTGCAATCTGCGACGGAAGGGGGTGCAACCGGTTGCACCCAAACCGTCATAGAACCTCCAAAGAAGAAGAAGGAGAGCGCGAAGCCCGCGATCACGTTCGACGCGCAGCGCGCCGAGTTCATCGGCGTCAGCGACGAGCAGATCACGCTGTGGTCCAAGGCCAACCCGCTCGTGAACGTCCGGGCCGAACTGACCCGCGCCGCGTGCTGGCTGATGTCCAACCCGGCCCGCGCCAAGAGCCAGTACCCGCGCTTCCTCAACGGCTGGATGACTCGCTCCCAGGAGCGCGCCCAGGCCGCCGCGCTCCAGCACCCCGCCGCGCCGCGTCAGCCCTCCAAGGCCGACCGCCGCCAGTCCTTTGCCGATCACCTGTTCGCCGACCACCAACCCGAAGGAGACAGCAATGTCATCGACGTTGATGCCCGCGAGATCGACTGACGTGCCGCAGCGCGTCGAGGTCGTTCGCCGCCTGATGAAGCGCCTCATGGCCTTCTACGGCAGCAAGTTCGCCGACGCCTACGGCAGCGTGCCCATGCAGACGCTGGAAGAGGTATGGGCCGAGGAACTGGCCGGCTTCACGATGCCCGAGCTGCTGCGCGGCATCGACGCCTGCCGCACGCGCCCGTGGCCGCCGACGCTGCCCGAGTTCATGGGGCTGTGCCGGCCGCCCGTCGTGCCCGAGGTCGCCTTTGTCGAGGCCGCCCTCAACCTGCGCAAGCGCGAGGCAGGCCAGGACCCCACATGGTCGCACGCGGCGATCTTCTGGGCCGCCGTCGAGGTCGGCAGCTATGACATGCAGCACCAGCCCTACAAGGCGATGTCGGCGCGCTGGCAGCAAGCGCTGTCCGCGCAGTTGGCGCTGTCGTCTTGGCCGCCGATCCCGCAGGCGCCCGCCGCTCTGCTGGAGGCACCCAAGGGCGGCCCCTGCCCGCCCGAGGTCGCCGAGCGACTGAAGGGCCTGCTGTCACGCATCACCGGCCGCAGAGCCACCGCCTGACAGCGCACACAACAACCACACCACAACACACAACCGGACCACACCATGCAAGCACAACAGTTGCCCCAACAGTTGCCCCTCGCGGGCCTGGACATCCCGCAGCCGCGTCCGCGCCCCGTGCGCAGCGCGCAGGAGCGCAAGCTCAACGGCCAGTTCGCCGCAGCCCGCAGGGCGGGCCAGCGCTGGAAGGACGACATGATGATTGCGCTGCGCCGCTACATCGCGATCCTCGAAGGCGGATCGTGCGGCAAGCCCGACCTCACCTTCGAGGGCTTCCGCATGTACTGCGAGGCCGAGCGGCTGCCCAAGCCTGACAGCATGAACGCCTGGGGATCCCTGCCTCGCGTCGCCGTCGCGGCCGGCATCGTCCTGCCCACCGACCGCGTGCTGAACGCCGTGCGTCCCGCCTCGCACGCCCGCCTCATCCGTGTCTGGAGCGTCGCGTGAGCCTGAAGAAGTTCCAGACCCTCCACGAACTGTTGGGACAACAGCCGCTGTCGCCCTGCGAGCGCGGCTGTCCGTGGCGCGACCGCTGCGAGACCAGGCCGAGCGCGTGCGTCGCCTACCTGCACTACGTGCAGTTCGGCACCGTGTCGCACAAGGTGCGCGTCAACGTGCCGATGAAGGCCCTGATGAAGCTCGAAGGCGCCACCGCCGAGAGCAAGGGAAAGGTGGTCAACCGCCACAGCTACCCCATGATCGTGCGCGGCGAGGCGCTGCAGCGGCGCATGCAGGCCAAGCTGCGTGCGCTCGCGCCCGAGGTCTACAAGGCGGTGATGCCGTGAGCCGCCAACTGTTCTTGGTCGTCAACAACGTGGCGCGCAAGGCGGCGGCAGCCGCCGTGCTGGCGATGCCGCTCGACTGGGTGGTGGAGATCAAGCAGCGCACGCGCTCCACGGAGCAGAACAGCCGCATGTGGGCCATGCTCACCGAGGTCTCGCGGCAGGTCGAGTGGTACGGCCAGAAGCTCACGCCCGAGGAGTGGAAGGAAGTGTTCACGGCCTCGCTGAAGAAGCAGAAGGTCGTGCCGGGCATCGACGGCGGCTTCGTCGTGCTCGGTGCCCGCACGTCCACCATGACGCGCCAGGAGCACGCCGACCTGACGATGCTCATCGAGGCGTTCGGCGCCGAGCGCGGCGTGCGCTTTGAAGACCCGTTGCGCACCGAAGGCATCACCGTGCCGCGCTTGAGGGTGGCCGCATGAGCCGCCCACTGTTCGGCGCCGCGCCCGCGCAGCGCGCCCTGCGCGCCCTCGGCCGGCTGAAGACCGGCCAGATGAACCGCACAGAGGCCGAGTACGCGAAGCACCTGGAGGCGCGCAAGCAGGTCGGCGAAGTGCTGTGGTATCGCTTCGAGGGCATGAAGCTGCGCCTCGCGGACAACACCTTCTACACGCCCGACTTCGCCGTGATGAACAGCGACAGCGAGCTCGAGATGCACGAGGTCAAGGGTTACTGGCAGGACGACGCGAAGGTCAAGCTCAAGGTCGCCTCGGACCAGTACCCGTTCGCGTTCTTCGCTGTTCGAGCGATGCCGAAGAAGGACGGCGGCGGCTGGCGCCTGGAGGACTTCTGATGCGCTGCCGGCCGTTCGAGTACCGAGACCCGCTAGAGATTCTGATCGCCAGGGAGGAGCGCACATGCAAGGGGATGCAAGCACGAGACGACGGTGTGGGGCCGCAAGGTCTGCGAGAAGAACCGGCCGCACAGCAAGCGCTGCCGCAGCTACGTCGAACGTCAGGGAGTGAAACCGTGAGCGAGACCGTCACCGAGGCTGGCACCTTCACGCCGGAGATGTGGACGTCGCTGGCGGACGAACAGCCGCTGTTTCGCACCGTGCGCGCCGCGCTCGGCTTCGCCTACTCGATCACCGAGTTCCCCATCGCGGCGATCTGCATGTACGGGGTGCCCTCGGGGTCCACTGGTCGCATGTCGGGCATGTCGGCGCACGAGAAGCACGCGCAGGGCGCGCTCATCCGGCGCGCTGTCGAGACCAGGCTGTCCGGGGTCGAGCTCTCGCTCACCTTCGCCATCTACGGCAACGGCGCTGTTCGTGGCATGGCGATCCGCGAGGTGGTGCGCGAGTTCGCGCCGCTGGTGAAGCGCGCCGGCCTGGGGCGCGAGCTCGTCATGCGCTACTTCGAGCGCGTGGGGCACCAGTACACGCAGGCGCAGTTGGCCGCGCAGTTCGGACTGTCGCAGCAAACAGTGAGCCGCCTGGAGCGCATGGTGGGCGACGCGCTCGACGACGCTCGGCAGTCGGCCGAACGTCGACTGGAGGCGATGTTCCTGCGCACGGGGATCGCCGAGGGTTTGTGATGCCGTGAACTGTTGGCGGCAACAGCGCAATCAACAGTTGATTGCTACCTCGTGGCTATCTAAGATATCTGCACGGGAACTGAGACACGGCACAAGCCGGCCTGCTCCCGCAACACAACCGGAGCACTGAATCATATGACCCGCCTGAACCGACTGGAGTACCACACACTCACGACGCGCCGCATGGCGATGCGCCTGCGCAAGCTGATCCTCGTCCTGATCGCTGTGGCAGCCATCCTCGGCCTGTATGTCCTGGGCGCCTCGATGGATGCCTCCACGGACCCCGAGCAGGATGTCGCCGACGACCTGCGCGTTGCCATTGCTACCTCGCACGCCGACGCCGCGTGCCGCGATGCCCTCATCGCGCAGGCCAAGGCCAAGGCCGCCACCCACTGATCCACGGGAGTCACCATGAGCATCGCCACCCTCATCCTCGGCGAATCGGGCACGGGCAAGAGCACCAGCCTGCGCCACCTCGACCCGAAGCAGACGCTGCTGATCCAGGCCGTGCGCAAGCCGCTGCCCTTCAAGTCGAAGGACTGGAAGCCGTTCAACAAGAACACCCGCGAGGGCAACGTCATCGTGACCGACGACGCGGCCCTCATCGAGCGCGCCATGCGCACCTTCGCGCACCCCGTCGTCGTGATCGATGACTGGCAGTACATCCTCGCCAACGAGTTCATGCGGCGCAGCGATGAGAAGGGGTTCGAGAAGTTCACCGACATCGGCCGACACGCCTGGGACATCCTGCAAGCCGCCTCGGGGCTGTCGGAGGGCCGGCGCGTCTACATCCTCGCGCACACGGCGAGCGATGAGTTCGGCCACACGAAGGTGAAGACCATCGGCAAGCTGCTGGACGAGAAGATCACCGTGGAGGGGCTGTTCTCCATCGTGCTGCGCACCAGCGTGAGCGATGGCAGCTACCGCTTCAGCACACGCAACAACGGGCGCGACACCGTGAAGTCGCCCCTCGGCATGTTCGATGACCCGTTCATCGACAACGACCTCGCTTCCGTGGACGCCGCGATCTGCGACTTCTACGGCATCGAGCAACAACAGGCCCAAGCAGCCTGATCCACACAACCGGAACCACAGGAGCATCGAGCATGCGCACCTACCAACTCACCAAGGACAACATCAACGGCGCCAAGCAGGCCGGCATGTCGAGCGCGATCAACGAGAAGGGCAAGTACTACGGCCGCTTCTCCCGCGCCGAGGGCGTGGTGTCTCGCCAGGGCACCGAGGGCATGGAGTTCGCCTTCAAGACCGACGAGGGACAGCAGGCCGACTTCCTCACCATCTGGACGCACAACAAAGAGGGCAAGGAGCTCTACGGCGCGAAGGTGGTGGCCGCCATCATGGCCTGCGTGGAGGCGCGCTCGTGCACGCCCACCCGCGCCCAAGTGCGCAAGTACGACACCGAATCGCGCCAGGAGGAGCTCTGCGACGCGATGGTGTACCCCGAGCTCATGAACAAGCCCATCGGGCTGCTCCTGGCCCGCGAGGAGTACGAAGACAGGGAAGGCAACCGCAAGTGGAAGAACGCCATCGTCCTGCCCTTCGAGCACGCGACGGACCGCACGGCCCGCGAGAAGCTGGAGGGCGCGCAGGCGGCGGACCTGCCGAAACTCGTGGAGCGCCTGCGCGACAAGCCGCTCGCCAACGGCAAGGGCAACAGCGGCAAGGCTCGCGGCAACAGCCGGGGCAACAGCGGCGCCGACGGTGACTACGGCGGCGGTGGCTTCGACGACATGGACGACGACATCCCGTTCTAGAACCCCCTTAGTGAGGCTGCGAGCGCGGCGCGGGGCTTTCATCCTTTCACCCGCGACGTGCCACCAGACGCAAACGTCGGCGTCGCAGATGGCGTGACACCCCGGAGAGACGGGAACCACAACACACACAACCGGAAGGCACACCATGAAGCTCTACGAGATCGCCGAACAGTACCGTGCAGACGTGGCAAAGCTGCAAGACCTCGATCTGCCGCCCGAGGCAGTGCTCGACACCATCGAGTCGATGCAGGGCGAACTGCACGACAAGCTGCGCGCCGTCATCGCTGTTTCGATGGAGTACGACGCCGAGGAGGCCGCGCTGCGCGGGCACGCACAGCGCATGCTGGAGCTCGCCGAGGCCAAGGGCCGCCGCGCCGAGAGCCTGCGCATGTACGCGCAAATCACCATCATGAACACGGGCATCAACACGCCGATCAACTGCGGCGAGTTCGAGGCCAAGCTGCAAGCTAACCCGCTGTCTTGCGAGATCACCAACGTGGCCCTGCTACCGCCGCACCTGAAGTCGGCCGAGATCAAGGCGACGATCCAGGGCGACGGCGAGGCGTTGGAGAAGCTGGTCCAGGGCCTGTCGGAGTCCTGCAGCGGCGCGAGCATCACTGTTGCACGCACCGTGAAGGCCGACAAGCGCGGCGCGCTCGATGCGCTCAAGGGCATCGAGAAGGCGAACGAGGTCAAGCCCAAGGGAGAGCCCCGCGACCGCCTGCCGGGCGCTGTTCTCAACCCCCGCAGCTACCGACTGGTGGTGCGCTGACGCCATGACCCTCCTGACCCCCGAACAACTGTTCGAGTTGACGGGCTACAAGCGCGGCGCGGAGCAGATCCGGTGGCTCAAGGAGAACCACTTCAAGTTCCGCCTGGACCGCCTGGGCAAGCCCCGCGTGGACCTCGCGCACTACGCTGCAAAGATGGGGGCCGGCGCCACGCCGGCCGAACTGTCGAGCGGACCGAACTGGGCCGCGCTCGCAGGAGGTTGACATGCGCCCTGAAGTGAAGATCGCCCCGCACCTGTACGTCACCCTCGGCAAGCGGCGCAACAGCTACTACACGCGCCTGGAGGGCAAGCGCGTGCCGCTCGGCAACGACGAGACGCAGGCCAAGGTGCGCCTGGCTGTTCTGCTCGAGCTGCCCACCTCCGAGACGACCATCCGCGCCATGTGCGACGGCTACCTCGCGGAACAGCGCGAGATGCGCGCCGCTGGCGACGACACGGCGCTGACCAAAGAGTCCATCGACGACTACGAACAGTGCCTGAAGACAGTGTGCGCTGTCTTCGGCCAGATGCACCCGCGAGCCCTCAAGGCCACCGACGCGGCCAAGTACCTCAAGCTGCGCCGCCAGCAGGGCCACGGCGTGCGCGCCAACAAGGAGATGTCCGCGCTGTCCTCGGCCTTCAACTACGGCATGACCAGCGGCGCCGTGGAGTCCAACCCGTGCCGGGGCTACCGGCGCAACCCGGAACGCCCGCGCCAGCGCAAGGTGTCCATCGCCGAGCTCAACGCCTTCCTGGCCTTCGCCAAGGACAAGGGCGGCTCCTCGTACCTCGTAGCGCTGATCGGCTGCGTCGTCGCCCTCACCGGCCGGCGCCGGGGCGAGATCCTGCGGCTGCCGAAGACGGCTCTCACCGAGGAGGGCATCAAGGTGAAGGCGAACAAGCTCCAGGCCGGCGAGGAGGCGCGCCACTACGTCGTCGAGTGGAGCCCGACGCTGCGCATGGTCATCGCCGAGGCGCAGGCCATCAAGCACCGCCGAGCGAAGGACCGGCCGCCGCTGGTGTCGGGCTTCCTGTTCCACAACCGCGACGGCGATCCCTATTCCAACCACGGCTTCAAGGCGCTGTGGCAGAAGCTCATGCGCGCCTACGCGCCCGAGGGTACGACCTCGGCCGCGTGGTTCCGCGCCCACGACCTACGTGCTCTGTACGTGTCGGAGATGCTGGAGCAGGGGCGCAATCCCAACACCCACAAGAACGAACGCACGATGCGCACCGTCTACGACCGTCGCAAGACGATCAAGGTGTCACCCCTCGCATAGACTCGCCGGTCCTTCAACAACCATCCTCACGAGGGAAACAATGAAGAAGCGTCTGATGCTGCTGGCGCTGGCCGCCAGCGCTGTTCTGGCCGCCTGTGGCGGCG